CGCTTAGCGAGCCACGAAAAATTAGAAACCCAAAAAATTTTAGCGTTTTTAAGCCAATGGGAGAATGAAATGATGAAACAGAATGATGACATCTGCATTTCGATGGAGGACGACAGCGACTCCTGGCAGGCTCAGAGACAGCTAGAGGAGCGCCGTCGTTTCGAGGCTGAAAGACCAACGCCAGAGCAGTTGGGGCAACGCCTGGAGCGCGCCATTGAAACGCTCGATGCGATCGATCAACGCCTGCAAAAACACAGGCAGGAATTGATCGACCTGCTTTCAGATATCCGACTAGAAAGATCTTAGTGCTGGCTGGTGTTGGTGCGCTCTGCAAGGCTGGTCACATTGCCTAGCTTTTTAGGATCCTCGTCTTTCAGGCTGCGGAGGATCTCTTCCAGCAAAAAAATAATCTCTTCCATCCCGTTTTGAAGCTGCTGCATCATTATCTCTGGTTTATTGGTCATCATCGTGCTTCTCCTCGTCAAATGTTCCAGTACACCGCGCCAATAATTTTGCATGTCCTTCGGCAGATTCGGTGTGTTCATAGCGGTTTTAACCGCCGCGATTCGACGCTGTCTAACATCATGTTCTGGAATCAGGCTGCCCATATTCGCTTCCTCCACTACTCTCAGGAACTTATTGGCGGTGGAGCCATTGGCATTTTTTCCCGGTCTATTTCCGGACCAGCCCAAAGCCAGTGGATCCGGCCGCAGCCCTTACAGCACACATACTCACCTACAGTCTCATAATTTCTCTGAACTCTATGATCTTTTGTGTCGCCTCCACAGGAGCATTGCATTTTCAGGCTCCTCTTCTCCATACCCTGACGCCACGATCGCCATTTTCCACGACCGACCTAGCAGTCAGCATAAACCCTTGGGTCGTTTTAAGGTAGGACATCCTATTCGACAGCACCTTATAAGCATTGCTACCGGCTATGACACCGCGAAAAAAAACGCTGTCACCCACCTGCAATTTTCTCAGCACCGCAAAAGGATGCCCCTCGTTAAACCGCGCAGGCGGAAGCGGCACACCCCTGTCGATTGTTGGCTGGTCGCTCACGATCACAGATAATCTTTGGGCGAAAGCGGCGGCATCTGAGTTGGACGATCTTCTCTGCTTGTCTGACGCCTAGTTTTAAAAAACCCGATGTACTTCGGGTACATACGCATAAACCGTCTGGCGTAAAAGCTAGGCCAGTTGTTATTAAGTTTAAACTCGTAGGTGCCATCACCCCCAACCGAATCGACCTCCCATCTAATACGTTCAAAGATCGCCTTCGCTGAATAATTCACAAAGCCCTTGTTTATTCTATCCATCGTAAACTCCACAAAGAGATCCCACACTTGCGGATGCTCCGCATGAAAAACTTCGACTTGGGAGCGCATTTCATCCAGACGGGTTTCGCTCCCATCAGAACGGGAAGTCATCATCGTCTGGCTCTATCTCGACTGGTTTTGGCGCTGGCGCTGGAGCGTCTTGGCTGCTGTCGAAGAGATGGTTGTACTGCTTCGGATAGTAAACGTCACCGGAAACGTGGAAGTATTTTTCCCCGGTTTCTTTGGATGTGTTTAACCAAGCGGCAAGGTTTATCCTCGGTCCGAGATCGGGATTCTGGCCTTTCTTCTCCCATCCATCATTTTGCATAAGCACAACCAGGGTTTTCAGCATTTCCTTGGTGACAACCAAGTGACCCCTGTACGGAGGTTGTCTATTTGCTTCATCCGCATCTTTGTTCCGCCACAAACCGCCCTGCTTGGTTTTCGGATACTTGTCAGGCATTCTCACTCTCCTCTTCTTGGTTTAAAAGTTGGTACATCTCTTCGATCGATAATGCGCGCAAGGGCTCCAGCCGCTTGTTCAGCGCCTTAACTTCGTCTTTAAATCCTGCGTTGTACAAATCAATCAGCGTTTTTTTGTTCCCATTGCTGCTGGTGAATTTGTCGATCCAGCCAGCAACGGTGTCAGGGTCGCCCGCTTTTTTGGCCGCCCCTTCCGGCGGCAGTGCGAAACCCACGATTGTGCGGAAGACAAAATCCATCACACCATCAATACTTTCCGCCGTGGCCGAAGCGACCAGTTCTTTTTGCTTTGCCATTCTCGCCTCCAGGGTCCATTGTTTTGCGCCGATCCTGACCGTTGCTTGTGCTGGAGGTTCTGCCATTGGAACAATCGGTTTCTGGATCGAGCTCGACTTAAATTCAACAGCCGTCTCTGCCGTCGAACCTGCATTAACCGTGTCTTCGCCACTGTAAATGTAGTGACCCAGGCCCATGAGAGCCAGAGTCTTGGTTAGACAACGCATCTTGTTGTCTGAAATATCTCTCGCGTTAGGATTAATAATCGCTGCATTCTTGTAGTTCATTACTGGTAGCCACATGGACCGCTGGCATTTGCCAATCGTCACCGTGCAATGGACCGTCATGGTGCCATCGGCATGAGATTCGTTATCACTAAACTCAAAGGCCGCCATAGGATAATGCTCCATGAGCATCCCCCAAGCCCAGGCCCAGCTTAAATAGGTGAGACCCCCCTTTTTCTCCGTGTGTTCGTTGCAGTCCACCCTGTTAAGGGTGTTCCATATTTTTTCGTAGGTCAGATCCTCGCTGCTCACTTTTTTCTCCTTGCTATTAAAATGTTTGTGTAGCCTCTCGCACAATTATGTCGCCAATTTCTTTCACCGCGAGCTGCTCGAACAGGGCGAATGGCAACCGTGTAACAACACGTTGATTGCTAGAAACAACCACTTGCCCGTCTACAAGCTGCATACCGATGTTGGCTTTTTTCATGCGCTCGTCGGCCCAAAGCCCGAGCATCTTTCGTTCAATTGCATCAACGCCGCCCTGGAACTCGACGGTAATAGATTGGTCTAAGTCAAAAATCGTCACTGTTCTTCTCCGTGTAGTCTTTGTACTGACTGCAAAACGGCGCAACCTCGCACCAGTCTTCGCAGCGCACTCGTTTGCCCGGCCGGTGCTCAATGACGTGCTTGGCGCCCATGCCGTTCAGCGGGTCTTCCGCCCAGGTCACCGCCTCTTCCATCGAGTCCAGTAGTCTGCTGGCGCGCTTGTGAGTCGCGGATTTCATCACCGCGAACTTCTCAGGGCGCTCCCACATCTCTTCAGATGTGCAAAGCGGAAGCTCCTCACCGATCAGGGCAGAGTAGGCCGCCTGCTGATGCAGGGCGATGCGTTCTTCGACGTAATCTTGAGTTTTCTCCCAGGTCCAAAGAGGCACGGGGATCTGCATGATGGGCGCATCAGGGTAGTCAGGCTTTCCCGCATCGGAGGACTTCCAGTCGCGGAGTATTGCCAGAACGTAAAGTTCTGATACTTTTATGCCTTTAGCTGATTGCAACAAGTATCGGTAGCTGTTGAGCTGCCTTTCCCATTCTGGCTTGACGCCGCCATTCGCGCTGTTCAGGATAACCCCGTATGCGCCAGTCATTTTGTAGTCAACCAGGATCGTCGTGCCGTCATCTTTGATGATTTGAAGGTCGATGGCCCCTGAAACTCGCATCCCGTTGGGATGGTCCCAAAAGATGCGCTCCTCGGTGATGGCATCATCCCCGACAGCGTTTTCCATTACATTGTGAAAGCCATTTCCCAGCGCGCTGAATAATTTTCCGCTGACGGGCACTCCTATCTCATGCGCGTGTTTTTTCTTCAGTTGGGCTATTCTTCCACTATCGATGAAGCTCGAAGTAGTCGTGTCTGAGTCTCCCGCATCATATGAATCGTGAATCAACGCCCGGTATATTGGCGGAAGCAGGCCCAGGTCGTTTTCAAACGGCACGCGACACCCTCCAGATTCTGAGATATGGCCCCTTGCCGTCAGAGTCCTTGGCGAGCTTAAATTTGATGTGGGGATATTTCTTGGTGTAGCGTTGAAGCCTTATGCGACAAGCATTGTACTTGCGCTCGAGCTCCCGGACGTTTTTAGCATCTACTCGGATGGACTCGTCCACCTTCATCTCGCTGAGAGGGAGCGGCCCGACCTCAACCCTGTCTTTCAGCCCAGGTGGTAGCGGTATCCCGCGTTCAATCTTCATGTTTCCTCCCTATCGTTTCCATGTTTCTTGACAATAAGTTGCTAGTATAGGGGTTCAGACGTTGCAAAGTAAAGAACAAAGAGAGCTGTCCTTTACTGTCTACGGACAGCCACACAGCAAAGCTAATAGCCGCAAGCTCGTTACGATTGGCGGCAAACCAAGGTTTATAAAGAGCGCCCCAGCAAGGCGCTATGTTACTGACTTTCAAGCACAATGCCCGAGATTGGAGGAGTTGCTTGAGGGTGATCTGGAAGTGGAAATAATTATTTTCTACGAGACTCGTCGGCCAGACCTGGACCCAAGTTTAATTCTCGACTGCATGGAGGGCTTCGTTTACAAAAACGATAGACAAGTCAAACGACAAATCCTATATTGGGCGCTCGACAAAAATAATTCCCGAGCAGAAATCCGCGTAAAACAGATAGAAATAAAAAACCCCCAACAACCGCCGAGGCTATCGTTGGGGGTTTTGGAGATCAGCGAGGAACTGACCGTGGGACCGGCGACCAAACCGGACACAAACAGATTATAGTTAAAATCGAACAAAAAATCACCAGCGAGGAGACCACAATGACCGATGAAGTAGAACTAGCAGTAATGAGTTGCTTACAAGACACACGCCTAATTTGCCCCGCTTGCTCCCCGAGTAGAAAAAAATCTAAAGAAAAAACACTGTCCATTACCTTGGACGGCGGCGATAAAATCTATTTCTGCCACCACTGCAATATCTCCGGCAAAATCTCAGAAAAACCCTATTCTCAGACGATCACAACTGACCCCCTGGACGAGTTCCTGACTGCACCGGGCCATGCAAACGTAATCGAGCTGCCCAGCGCGACCCATGACCGAGAGCTGAAAACATTCATGGAGTCGAGAAATATTTCTGAAAAGACCTATCGCCAGTACGGCGTGGTGACTGACATCCGCTGGTTCGGCAAGAAGCAGGGTGAGTCACTGGCCGTAGGCTTTGTGTATGGCGACTCAGAGGAACCCAGCGCGGTCAAATGGCGCTGCATAAAGGAGAAAGCCTTTACCCAATCTGGCGCAGCACAGACATTTTACGGGCTCGAGCACCTGCCAGAAGACATGGCTGATAAGCCCTTGGTCATATGCGAAGGCGAGATAGACGCGCTGATCTTTGCCGAGGCCGGGATCCCTGCGGTCAGTGTGCCTAATGGCGCTCCCTCAAAATTTGTACGAAACGACGACGGCAACAAGTTCAACTACCTTTGGGAAGCTCGGGAACTGCTGGAAACATGCGGCAAGTTAATTCTAGCAACCGACCATGATGGTCCTGGCGACATTCTCAAACAGGAGATAGGTCGAAGAGTCGGGCTGGGCAAATGCTGGCAGGTGGCGTTCTCGACCGAGCTGAAGGATGCCAACGCTGTGCTGTGTGCCGAAGGCCCGGAGAGATTGCGGGAGATAATCGAAGCAGCGACCCCAATGCCGTTGGCGGGCGTGTTCAGCGCAAACGATTATGAGGATGAGGTGTTTGAGCTGTACGAGGCTGGCGGTACAGGGAAAGGGCTAAGCACAGGCTTTGACTCTCTGGACGACCTGATCACGATCGCACCGGGCTTGTATGTCGTGACCGGAATGCCGGGACATGGTAAGTCCGCATGGATTGATGCGGTCATGGTGAATTGCGCGCGACTCCACGGTATGCGCTGGGCCATCTGCTCCATGGAAAACCCCGTCAAAATACACATATTGAAGCTCGCAGCTCTGTACACCGGCAAGCCTTTTTTTGAAGGACCGAAGGAGCGCATGAGCAAAGACGAGCTCAGAGATTCGACAACCTGGATAAACGATCATTTTGTTTTTCTGGAAAATAGAGATGGTGAGGTGGCTACCCTAAAAAGCATTTTAGATAGAACCGCCTCATCAATCCTTCGGCAAGGTACGCAAGGGCTCGTTATAGACCCGTATAATTTCCTAGAAAGCAAACACGAAAATGAGCACCTGGGCATTTCGGAAATGCTCAGTAGGACCATCCAATTCTCACAAGCACATAAATTATCAACTTTTTTCTGCGCTCACCCCACGAAACGTCCTTACGATGCTATTGAAAAGCCGCTCGATGGTAATTCCATATCCGGCTCTGCATCATGGCTGGCGAAGGCCGATGTTGGCGTCTCGCTGTTCAGGACCAGCGACCCTAATGACCACACCCCGGTTGTGAGTATCTGGAAGGCTCGCTTCCCCTGGATTGCCAAGCGGGGTGAGCAAATGTTGCAATACAATGTTGCGACCGGCGCCTTCAGCGATCTGCCGGAGGAAGATTTTAACTGGGACATGGATTAATCGAAATGAGCGAATTTGACAAACAAATTGGCGGCACCCACTACAAGGACATGCCCATCCAGCCGCTAGAATTTATCGAGCGAAACGGCCTGGGCTACGCCGTCGGGAATGTGATCAAGTATGTCTGTCGCTGGCGCAAAGATAGCGGCAGCGGGATCCAGGATTTGAAAAAAGCAAAGCATTATATCGACATGCTTATCGAGCTCGAGCTCGAGGATGACATCTTAGATCGCTTGGAAGTCATAGAGGTAGGGGACGTGACCGACAGCTCAGACCCTGGCTGGACTGATCGTCTAACCTGATGCAGGAAGTACACTTTTCCTCAGCAAAGGAGGACTGGGGAACCCCGGATAAGTTATTCAAAACATTAGATAATTATTTCGGGTTCACCCTGGACGTGTGCGCCACGGCTGAAAATGCCAAGTGCCGCCGCTTTTTCACCCTGGCAGATGACGGACTTTCTCAAGAATGGCGGGGTATTTGTTGGATGAACCCGCCCTACGGACGTCAGATCGAACGCTGGGTTGCCAAGGCCAAAGCATCGGCAGACGACGGTGCCATGGTGGTCTGCCTGCTCCCCAGCCGGACTGATACCCGCTGGTGGCATGCATACGTGATGCAGGCGG